CGTAGATTCAGAGGTTAAATTTGATAATGATGAGTTTGTGACCTTTGTTGGCAAATACAACGAAGCAAAGAAGGATGTTTCAACTTATTTCGAAAAAGGCATTTCAAAAACTCTTTCCGAATCGAAAAATGAATAAGCTCGAACTGGATTTGAAGTATGGGCTAGTGTATTCTAAAACACTTGTTTATAAACGTAATTTAGAAATTACCACTAACTCATTACTTCGATTTTTTGAAATATGCTCATTTCCTTATTTAGCATTAAGTTGGGGTAAGCAAAGCATTGTATTAGCTCATTTAATTTATCAATTGAGACCTGACACGCCAATGATTTTCTTAAGGAGCTGGGAATCGTATTTGCTTCACGATTATGAAAATGTAATTAATAAATTTCCGTATAAAGTCAATTACCACGAGCATTTTAAAGATAATGTTTCATGGAATGATTGGAATTGGAAGCAAACACGGGATTATGGAAGTGAAGACATTCAAAAAATGGCGAGCGAATGTTATCCTGAATGGGATGGGGTTATAATGGGATTGAGTAAGGATGAAAGCGTTGCAAGGCGAATAACTTGTTCGAGTTCTAATACCGATTGGAAAACTATATTTAGATATAAGAATGAACGATATAGATGTACGCCTATTCAATTTTGGAGCAAGCAGGATTTATCCGCTTACATTTCATTGAATAATATTCAATTACTTTCTACTTATAATAACACCGGATTAGCAGGCCGTACAACGGCAAGAATAACTAGAAATAATGCTGAAATGAACGGATTGCGTGAGTTAAAAAAAGAAAATATGGGAAACTATAACGTAATAGTTAAAAGGTTTCCGGAACTAACAATTTATACATGAAAATAGCCTTTTTAAAATTTCCGTCATATCAAACCTCAAGATTGAATAATTTTGAAGGAAAGGCTAATATAGGAGCTTATGTTGTTATGGATGTTTTGAAAAGGCATCATATTAGCTGTGATATTGTAAGTATAAAAGAAGTATACAATTATAATATTATTTTAATTTCATTCACTTCGGTTTGGGATGTAATTTCATTTGCCAGACACGTTTTTAATAAAAAACAATGGATAAATAGAAAATTTACGGTTATTGCAGGTGGGTTTGGGATGCAAAGTCATTCTAATTTAGAGGATTTGATAGACTATGCTTACTATGGAAGATTTGAATGTTCTGATATTAAAGCTATTACTAGTTTAAATTCAGTATATCTTTTTAAATCAACGTTTAAAGGAGAAGTAATTTTAAATAAAGGAACCGAGTTATACCCACATGAAATAATAGTAAACGGGTTTAAATGGAAAGAAAGTCTTATAGGGTGTCCAAAAAAATGCCTTTTTTGCTCATATTCACACACAAGGAATTATTTAACATTAAAAAGTAATCACGAATTTAATTTCTATAATAAAAAAACATCAGTTGAATTAGATTTTTGGAATTATAAAAATTATAATAACCAACCGAATGTGACAATGGCTATTGATGGATGGAGTGAACGTTTAAGGTATTCAATGAATAAAAAAATATCAAATGAACTCATAAAAAAAGCATTTATTTACATAAGTAATACAACAGCCTGTAAAGCTGTAAGAATTAAACTATATAATATCGAGGGTTATGAAAATGAGGGTTTAAATGATATGAATGAATTTATTCAAACAATGTTATCAATTATTCCTTTTTTAAAAACTCGATTATTTATTATTATTCATTCTACACCACTATTCCCTTCAAGGTTTACAAAAGTAGAATCTTATCCAATAAGTTTTAATTTAAATCTTCATAAAAGAAAATCATTTTGCAAATATATAAAAAACGAAAAATTAATAATCGAAGATGATAATTACAATATTAGCGATATAGTTAATCGTGAAGGAGTAATTGCTTTATATGGCAAAAAACAGGATTTTGAGATTATAATAAAAGATTCAGAATATAAAAGATTAAACGTATCAGATAAACTAAAATATTTAAATTATGAACGAGCCATTTAAACAACTAAGAATACGCGCATATCTCCAAACCGGAGTTATAAGTGATCAGTTCCTTCCCCTCGATGGCATTTTATATTATCATCTTGTACGCCGTGAAATGGGCGAAGAGGTAATAACTAAACCCGGAGAAAGTAACATAAGACAGGGAGCTAATATTACCCTTCCAATAAAAAGAGGTGGACGTAAAGATGATACTTGGTTTTATCACTGCTCATTTGCACAATGGCCAGATCATGTTATCGAAGATAGTTCTTTTAAAGTAAAACAAGGAGACTGGCTCCGACACAGCGAATACCTAATCGATAAAACAAAGCGGGTAGATATTCAGCGTGGAAAGTTTAAAGCTTATCACATTAAAATGTACTACCGTTTTGCTAATTATGTAGATTGGTATTGTATTGGAGCCCCTGAAAAACTTATGGTATTACTACAGTTTTGTACAAATCTAGGAGAGAATACAGGAGACGGATGGGGAAGTGTAAAAAAATGGGAATTAACAGAATGGCCGGAAGATTGGAGTATAAGAGGTTTTAATAACAAACTAATGCGAAATGTTCCTGCTGAAAATGGTTTCCTTTATGGAATTCGTCCAAGTTATTGGAATTTGAGACACATTTTTCCATGCAAGATGCCATAAGAGGGAATTAACAACTCCCTTTTTTTATTTCTAAATATTTCTTATCTTTACAAAAAATATTTCAAAGTGATTTCAAAGAAAGATAAAATAAAAGATTTCGCTAAAAGCTTATTCCTTGAAGTGAATGCAGAGGGTAATAAAATTCATACCTGGGATAGCATTTCTAAGGCTGTTCTAAAAAGATTCAAATTAGAAATTCACTTCACTACAATCCAAAAATGGAGTAAGAAATATGATTGGGCGTCTACGTACGAAAAATTAAAAATGGCTGGTATTGAGAGAGGTCAAGAACAATTACAGGAAAAAGAAAACAAGTTAATAGATGAGAAAGCTCAAACAATAGCTGATATTTATAAATCCAATAAGACAATTCAAAGAATAGCTTCTCAATCCATTATCGCAAAGTTGATGGGCCAACCATTAAAAAATTCAGAGGGGAATCCAATTGAAACTACATTAAGAGACGAAGTAATTGCCAGGGTCCTTGAAAAAGCTGAAAACACATTGCTTAGTTTACATGATAAGAAGGCTGTAGATACTCAAAAAACAGATTATACTGGAATAGATGTAAGAATAATAAAAAATGAGACTTAATATTAACTTACAAGAACATCAATTAAAAGCTTATCAATTATTAAATCATACAGATTTTACAAAAAAAGAAATATTATTCGGAGGCGCAAAGGGTGGCGGTAAATCTTTCCTTGGCTGCACGTGGTTATCTTCTCAAGCTCTATTATTTCCAGAAACTTATTATTTTGTTGCCAGATCAGAATTAAATGACTTAAGAAAATATACATTACCTTCTTTTTATGAATCAATTGAAAAGATGGGATTAAATAGAGATATATTGAATTTCAATGGTCAAGATAATTTTCTATCATTTCCAAATAAATCAAGAGTTTATTTATTAGCATGTAAACATACACCAGCGGATCCTATGTTTGAAAGATTTGGATCAATGCAACATACAGCTGGCTGGTTAGAGGAGGCAGGAGAGATTAATTATATAGAAGCATACGAGAATTTAAAAAAGACGACTGGTAGATGGAAAAATCTCGATTATAATTTACCTGCAAAACTTCTTATAACATGTAACCCAAAAAAGAACTGGTTACACAGAGAATTCTATTCGCCTTTTAAGGATGGTAAATTATCAAAAGAAAAAGCTTTTATTACAGCTCTCCCAACAGACAATAAATTTTTACCAGAATCGTATATAAAAACTCTTGAGACTGGAAATAAAAGAGATATTCAAAGATTAAGATATGGAATATGGGATTATGATGATGATGATAATGCTCTTCTTTCATTCCAAAATATAAACAATTTATTTACTAACGATTTTATTCAGACTTCAGGAACTAGATTTTTGAGTTGTGATATTGCTCTATCAAATGATAGTTTTGTCGCTATAGTTTGGGATGGTTTTGTTATTGAAAAAATATATGTTTTTGGAAAGATTGATGGAAAGATACTTTGTGATGAACTTGAAAAAATTATTAAAGAAAATAAAATTCCAGAAAGCAATATTGTATATGATGCTGATGGAATAGGTAATTATCTAAGAGGATTCTTTCCTGGAGCAGTAGGATTAAATAATAACCATAGACCAACAACGCCAGAATATCAAAACCTTAAATCAGAATTATATTTTTTATTAGCTGATTTTGTTAATAAAAATAAAATATACATTAAACAAAATTTATCATCTGAATTAAAGCAAAGAATAATAGATGAATGCCAGATGATTAAGCGTGATTCTGATGTTGGAGAAAAGTTGGCAATAATACCAAAATCAAAGGTAAAAGAATTACTTGGCCATAGTCCTGATATTACGGATGCGTTGGCGTATAGATTTATTTTCTGGTTAACATGGAATCAATAAACAAAATATATTTAAAATTCCTATAAATCATTATGAATTATCATTCATCACTAAAAAATATCGTTTAATCAATTATTTTTACACATTAGCCAAAATTATTTATTACATTTGCTTCATATTAGTTAACTAAAATGGAGTTAAAAACAAAGTATTTTACATTTAAGACGGGTAAAAACTCCGAGGAAGTAATAAATAAAACCTTTGTACGCGACGTTAATACAAACATAAACGTAGCTGATGATTTCTACACTTCAATAATAAATACATACGGTATAAAAAATTCAAGGGATTTGCTCGTATTTTATTTTAATACGGTATCTGAAATAAATTCTATTGTTACATATATAGCGCAAAAGGGGGCTGATATTCCGCGGAAACATGTTAAGATTTTAAAAGACGGAACGGAAGAAAATATTGGTAAATCTGATTACATTAAGCTTTTAAATAAACCAAATACCCTACAGGACGGCCGGGTTTTTACAATAAACGCAATATCATATTTTCTCGTTACCGGGTTTATGGCTATCAATAAGGTAAAGCCTATAGGCTGGGATATATCTAAGGGTGAATTATTTGTTTTACCATCTAATTATTTTTATCCTATTCCTTTAAAATCCGTGAATATATACGGAATGCCTCCATCAGGTCAAGATTTTAGGATTAATCCTATTGTTAAATATAGGTTATTTATTGATAATCAACCTAAAGATTTTCTTCCCGAAGAAATAATTATGATAAATGATAGTACGCTTGATTTCGATAATGGTAATTATTTAAGAGGCCAAAGTAGGATAGCGGCAGCGATAAGAGCAGTTGAAAGTTTGTCGTACTTATACGATACTGTTAACACACTGCTTACACATAAGGGAGCTGAGGGGTTTTTAAGCAAAATAGCAAGACCAAACCAACCTACTACGGCTATAAGTCCTACGGAAAGATTAAATATTGAAAAGAAATTATATTCGTATGGAACAACTGGAGGAAGAAATCCTATAGGCGTAACTTCAGAAGACTTAAAATGGCTTCGTATTTCTGTGCCAGTATCTGAGTTTATGCCTATTGAGCTCAAAGAACACGAATTTAGGACGCTTGGAAGGACTGTATTGCTTAATGATAAAGAGGGAGCAATTTACAATAATGTATCGCTTGCGCAGGAAGCATTCTATACTGATTGTCTTCAACCTATAGTTAATCAATACTATAAATCATTATCTACTGGTTTGGGACTTACAAAAATTAATCAGGAAATTAAAGCTGATTGGTCCTCCATTGAGTGCTTGCGGGGAGATAAGAAGCTTGAAGCTGAAACAAAAAAGGTTAATGACGAATTATGGAAGGGTAGATACGAGGGTAATTTAATTACACTTAATGAATATCTTACGGCAATTGGATTACCAACAATGGCTAATGGGAATATGTACTCAAGGGACAATAAAGATATTCCATTAGCTGTTAGAATTGGCGTTGGTGGTACTCAATCTTTGCAGGCTATTTTAAGCGATAATAACCTAACGCCAGAACAAAAAAACAATATAATTCAGATAGTTTTCGGAATAAGCCCTGAAGAAGCTGAAAAATTAAGCGGATCAAATAAACCAATAAATACACAAAACGCTATAGTAAATGAACCAGTCGAATAAATTAACATCAGAACAAAAAAAAGCTTTAGAGAAATCTAAAAAAGATAGAAATAAAGCTTTAAATAATAACGAAATAATAAAAAAGTGATGAATATACCACAATTCAACACACGAAAAGAATTATTTGATTTCCTTGTTTTGAACAAGGATTTGATAATAGTTGATAAAAAGACACAATTAAAAAAATCAGACTCATTTATTTATCAGCCTGATATTATCAATATTAAAGAGACTGCCAATAAAGAATCTATTGATAATACAATGAATATTAATGATGTCATGGTTAAAGTAGTGATAAATACTACCAACATTATTGATTCACATATGGATTGTCATATGCCTGGTCTTTGGAATAAAAGTTTAAAAGAAAATAAAAATATTTATCATTTGCAAGAACATGAAATGGAGTTCGAATATATAATTGCATCTGGGAAAGACTTACAAGCATACACCAAAACAACAACATTTGCAGAATTAGGAATAGCCCTGCCAGGTACAACAGAGGCTTTAATATTTGAATCATTAATAAAAAAGGATAGAAATCCATTCATGTGCGAGCAATATAGAAAAGGATATGTAACAAATCATTCAGTTGGAATGAGATATATATCAGTAGTATGTTGTATTAATGATGATAATTATGGAGCCGAATATGAAGCATGGCAAAAATACTATCCTGAAGTTGCTAATAAATCAGTAGCTGATGAATCAGGATACTTTTTTGCAGTTAAGGATGCAAAGGTAATAGAAGGTAGCGCAGTAGTTATAGGTAGTAATTATGCTACTCCAACAATAGAAGTAACAGAATCAAAAAGCTTGCCGCCTGATGGCACAAGTGAAACTATACAGAAGCCGGAAATACCACTTCTTGAAAGTATTGATTACAAATATTTATCAAAAAATTTAAACTTAAAATAAAATGACACAAGAAGAATTGAAATTACAAGAAAAACAGGAACTTCTTAATGAGATAAAAAAAGAAGTTACTGAAATTATTTCCGGAGCAACAAAAAATAGCATCGGGAAAGAAGAAATGGAAGCAAGAGCAAAATCTTTTAATGAAAAAGTTGAAAAACTTGAAGGTGACTCAAAGATGCTTAAAGAGTTAAAGGAAACTGTAGATTCTCAGAACAAACTTATTGATGAACTGCAGAAAGCTTCTATTGAACAAGGTAAAGAAATTTCGAAAAGCAAAAATCAAGCTACTGAAATTAAAATGACTTTACGCGAAGCTATTAAACAGGCTATTCTTGAAAAGAAAGATATGTTTTTAACAGAAAAGAACGATGATAATGGTCAACGTTTATCTGCTTTAGGATATTTTCAAGAAAAAGGAAATAAAACAAGTCCTGTATTTACCATTAAAGCTGCTGTCGATATGCTACAGAGTAATATCGTTGGTAACTATGCACAGTACATGCGTATGGCTGAACTTGATCCAAACCGGGTATCTATTCCTTTGGTTATATATCCTCACGTTCTTAATGTATTGCCACAAAAACAAATTCGCCGTCCAACGATGTCTCTTTTGGTTGTTTATGATTATTGGGAAGGCCAGGAAACAAAACCAGAAGGTGACGCAAGCGGTAAATCTTCTTTCCTATTAAAAACTGTTGAATTTAAAGCATTCAATATTGCAACTTATTTCAGTTTATCAGATGAAACTCTTGATGACTTGGAAGAATCTTTAGACGAAATTTCAATGGTAGCTCCTGATAAAATTCTTAAAACTCTTGATGCAAAAATATTAGCTGATGCTGGTGACGGTTCAACAAATATTAGAGGGTTGTTAGTAGGCGGAACTACTTGTACTGATTTTGTCGCAGCAACATATATTACAACTGTAACAGGTGCTAATATTATTGATTTAATCAGTAAAATGAAACTTGTTGCTGAAAATGCAAGTTATCTTCCAGATGCAGTATTCTTAAATGGTACTGATATTGAGGCTTTCTCCGCATTAAAAGATCAACTTGATAATTCAATACTTGATAGACGTGTAACTTGGTCGGCTCTTGGCGAACCAGTCGCAGTATGTGGCCTTAGAATTTTAAAGAACAATTCTATAACTGCAAATTCATGTTTAGTACTTGATACAAAACAAGTGATGCTTGGAGTTAGGAAATCTATGACTCTTGAAATTGGATTAAATGGGACTGATTTTACTGAAGGACAAAAAACTATAAGACTTGGAATCAGAGTTGCTGTTGGTGTTCGTGATAAAGCAGCTTTAATCTATTCATCAGATATAGCCACTGATGTTGATACTATAACTAAAGTAGTTGCTTAATCATAAGAGGGATTAATTTCCCTCTTTAAAACTTTCTTAAAATGAGAAAATTAATTTTAATTTTTGCTTTTGTGGTTGTAGCAATCACTTTAAGCGCGCAAACTGCAACTATTTCAATGAATACATATGCAAAGAAGGTTGTCGATGCTAATTACACATTAACAAATGGGGTAGCTGATACATTCTTATTTAATGCAAATAGGTCATATCCTGTTACTCAAACTTATAGTGTGAATCTCGATTCCTTGACAGGTAATCATACAAATATTGCGGTTGCTTTATATGGTAGCGAGTTAGGAACAGTAACTTGGACTCAGGTTGGATCTACTATTAATTGGTTAGGAAAATCTGGAGGAGTTGGAGGTCTTGATACAACTATCATAATCAGCAATACAACAGCTAATAAATATAATTATTACCGGGCAATTATAACAGGAACTGGAACTGGAACAACTAGAATAGACCAGCAAATTATGCAGACATGGTCAACAGCCTTATCTGATGGTGTTGCGACTCTTTCGAATGGTTCATTTACTGGAATAGCTAATATAACAGGAACCGGAGACATAGTAATGGCAGGTGGTGATTTTACTGGCAAAAATAGTGATAAACTAGATATTGGTGAGGTTGCTGATGCCCAATTTACATTAACTAGAAACGATGCCGGTATTGTAACATTAACAAGTGCAGATAATGACGCAAATGCAGCCTTAACTATTGGAGCAGGAGGAACAGGAGCTTTAACTCTTGGTGATGTTGGTAGTACTACAGCAATGTTATCATCAGGATGGACGGTTGCATCAACAGGAATAACTACTGGTTTACTTCAGACAGTTATAGTAAATACAGATGAATCTGAAACTTTAAGTTCAGCCCAATCAGGAGTAGTAGTTACAACAGATGGAGCCGCAACAGTTACAATTCCAGACCCATCAGCCGCAACTATAGGAGTAATTTATTATATACTTCAAACAGCCGATGATAATCTTATTATTACAGCCACAACTGCAAATAGTAATAGTATTGTTTGTGATGGTGTTGCTACATCAGATGCCGTGACTATTTCAACAGCCTCTCATAAAATTGGGGCAGGAATGATAGTTATAGGAATTTCTGCAACTCAATGGTATGTAGGCGGATTAAATCCCGAAAGTGTATTAACTCCTGAAGCTGCTGACTAATGAAAGTAAGAATGAAAAGCGGTAAGGTTATTACAGGCAAATTAGCTGAAACTTTTGCTAAAATTGGGATTGCGACGGAAATAAAAAGAGGCCGTAAACCCGGAGAAGTAAAGGAGGTTAACGAACTTAATATAACAGAAAAGAAACCTTTAAAGAAAAAGAAAAATGAAAAAGTTTCTTAGTTTAATCCTATTAGTAATATGTATTAGCGGTTATTCTCAAGTAGCTCTTGATAGCATAAAAGTAAACGGATTATATGTAAAGGCAATTAAAGGCCCAACATGGGGTTATTTTTGGGGCGGCTCATCTGATACTCTTAATGCATCTGATACACTCACAAAAATAATAAGAGTGATGGGTGATGGATATATGAGTGGTGAATTTGCTTTAACTATAACTAAAACATCCGGAACATTAACAAATAAATTGATATTTTATAAATCTATAATTCCATATCCTTATAAATGGGAAAAGGTTGATTCAATTGTAAATACAAATGCGATCACGGGTACTGTGTCAGCTAAACTACTTGCTAATTGGAATGCTCCCTTCATGAAGGCAGAGAATATTTCTCCTGCAACAGCTCAAAGAGGAGCTTATAAAATGACTTTTATATTTAGATATTAAAATCGGGAGGGTTTCGGCTCTCCCTATATTTATGATAAACATAGCAACATACGCGGATTTTACAGGAATTATAAATTTTGACACAACTAGATTAGGAGTACAATCCGATATATCGTATTATATAACCAAATACCAAGAAGATTTTTTAATTAAATTACTTGGTAGTAAGTTATATGGAGCTTTTGAAGATGGATTAGTTGATGTTTCGCCTCTTCAAAAATGGATTGATTTACGTGATGGAACAACAACCAGATTTGAATGGAATGGTGAAAGCTATAAATATTCTGGATTAAAAAGAATGATTGCTTGCTTTGTTTATTGGTTTTATTATCAGCACAAGATTTCAAGTGATACTCCTGCTGGTGGCGATACTTCTAATAAATCACAAAATGGAGAGCACAATTTTGATTCGGATAAAATAAATACAGCCTGGAATGAGGCCGTTAAACTTTATTATATTGCTATTGCTTTTGTAGAATATTCAAATAATCAGGATTCAACATTATACCCTGATTTTATTTATGAAGAAATGGATTTCGTTAATTATTTAGGTATATGATTAAAGAATTATTTATAAAAGATTTAATTGAGCCTATTGTAGAAGCAATGGTTACAACTCCAACACCTAAATTTATGTATGGATATTGGCCTGAAATACATGATGAGATTATGGATTTAGCCAAAGTTGATAATTATATTAGATATCCATTTATTTTATTACATGCCGAATATACAGAGGATAAAACAAACTCATATTTTTATGCGGAAGTTGATCCAACTATTTATATAGTTTCTATATCAGAACAAAATTACTCAACTATTGATAGAGAAGACTTAGTTTACAAAACAATTAATTATCCTCTATATAATGAATTAATGCAAGGGTTAATAGATTCACATGATTATATGATTGATGATGATATACCTCATACAGTGAAAAAATTACATTATAGAAGAGGTGAAGATCCAAGTAAAGAAAATCCACTTTCAGAATATATAGAAGTATTAGAAATTAAAATACAGAGTTTAAAAATACTGAAAAAATATACATGCTAATAAGGAGACAGATATTGCCTACGACTGGACAAACATTAGATGATGTTACCAGTAAACTTAAAGCGATTAAAGGATGCATCCTTGTGATTAAAACACTTACTTTAACACAAGCGAACATACTTAATTATTTGGTAATGGCTGGTCATGTTAGTACATTAAGCATGTTTCCTTTTCATAACGCAAAAAATTTTACTCCTGAAGATGAAGAACCCGTTTATAAAAAATCAAAACAAGATTTCACATATAAAATAAAAGGGAAAAAATACAAACACTCCATGGCCTTTGATTATGGAACAACATTTCAACAGATAGTTAATTCATTCTCAGGGACTGATTTGTATGTTATTTATTATGACCATGATTGGAACCTAATTTTAACAACTGATGATAATGGATTGACATATAGAGGTTTTAAAACTTCTTTAATAAACTTTGAAGAGCCAAATTTCCCGACTACATCTGAGTCTATGGTTAAGAAGTTGGTTATTGAATTAAAAGACTCGACAGAATTAAGCGAACGAGGAAGAGTGATAAAACTTACTTATCCTCCTGAGATAATTGATAGACTATTTGCTCAGCTTGCAGTAAGTATGTATATTGACCATGCAATAATTCATTTAACATATAAAGGAACTGATATAAATGATTTATTAAGTTCTGATATTAGTATTATTGATGATTATTCGGGAGCAATAAGTTTTACTTTGTTCAATTATTCAGGAGGTATCTATTCAATATCTGGATTTGATAAAACACCTACAACGGGATGCTTAACAATAACAAACTCGCTATATGTTGCTAGAATAAGATATTCGGCATCGAGTGATATTGTAGGTACAAGTCATGTCTTATTTGAAAATGGAGACGCTTGTTTATTTGAGGACGGAGGATTTGTATTATTTGAAAATTAAAAAAAAAATGGCAGACGAAAGCTTTTTAAAAAAACCAGAGCTAAAAGATCCAACAGGAGCTAGATTTTTCGCTAAGATACCAGACATAGGAAGTCCAACTGGATTTACAGATGTTTGGATAAGTTTTGAGTATTTTATAAGCTCCACATTAACAGCGATAGCATCCGCAGTTAGCAGTATTTTGGCCTTAACTGCCAGAGTTGTAATTCTCGAAAATACGATAAGTAAAAAAGTTGATTTGAATAAAAATGCTGATTATGTTTATACTCTAAATGACACTTATCATGTACTTAATTCTATAACAATAGCTTATGTATCTGGCTCACCTATCGTTAGAATAGGGACAACACTAGGAGGAGACGAATTAGTAAAAAATACGACGCTTGCTTCTGGAAATATAGTTAATAATGTTCTTAATATGCCTTATACGGGACTAACAGAAATTTATGTAACATTTATAAATCCAGGAAAAGTGCATGTTGTTACAATTTATACACCTAATATTTTTAATTCATAACTAAAAAATAAATAAAATGAGTTGTTTAAATGTTTTAAAAGGACTTTCCTCTTTCGACTGTCGAAATGGGAATGAAATGACAAGAATCGCTGGATTCTATTTAACTACTGAGGACTTTGTTATCGACACGTTAGCGCATGTCGGGACTAAAAGTTATTATGTTAATGGCCAAATTGCTGGTACATTGTTTCACGTACCAAAAATTAAAAGTTTTGAGCCTAAAAATGTAGAGGCTAAATACAAGGAATTTGATGACATGTCAAAAAAGAAAACAATGAATTCACGCAGAGGCGGTCGCGTTGGATTTGATTTGACTTTAGATGATCATAAAATTCTTTCATCTTATTCTGGAAGTTTTTCTCGTATAATTCCTTATGACCAGGCTGGTAATATGGGTATGACTTCAGAAGATGGAGCAACAAATTTTAAAGGTTTGTCTTTATCATTTCTTGAAGTAGAAAATCAACCTTATGCAACATCAGATGAGCCAGCATTATCATTCTTGGAATGGCAGGAATCAGAAGCTAATGAATGGAATCAACAAGGCTATACAATACAACCTTATAAGGGAGTGGCAGCTTCAAGATGGTACCCATCAAATTTAACTACAATTACATATGTTGATATTGTTCAGGTTGGTTCTATTGCTGCAAATGCTTATGTTATTGAAGTGAATTTCAAATCAAAATCTGATGTTGATAACAATGGAGCTTATTCAATAATTAAAGGTATTACAGGTATATTGGCAGCTAATACAGAAACAAAGAACGGAACCGGTGTAATTGAAACGCCTGTTAGTGTTGTGGCCGGGACTGGCTCGCAAACAAATAGATATACAGTAACTTTTAGTTCTTTGACTGCTGGGACTTCTCAGATAATACCGACATCTACATTGATGGTTAAATCTGATATATTAATCCTAACTTAATATGCTTATGCCTGATAAACTTTTAAACAACTTACAATCAATAAATCTTGCTGATTTAGCGGTTGAAGCAGCGAGTATGCATGAACGGGAATTAGTTATAATCCAAAGGACTCAAATGTCGAAAGGCTTTAGAGGTGATGGAGAAAAAACGAAAAAATATAAAAGTAAATCTTATGAAAATAGATTTAAAACCGGTGCTTACTCGCTGCCGAACCGCGATTATTTTTTAACAGGTGATTTTTACAAGGATATTTTTGTTAAAGCTGAATCAGGAAAAGTATTTTTTGGTTCAATGGATTCAAAATCAAATATGCTTGAAAAAGAGGAAGATAATCAATTGTTTGGTTTATCAGGAGAATACAAAGAAAAAGAAATTGAAATAATAGAAAATGATTTCGTAAAACTTTTAGAAAATGCTATTACAAGGTGAAGATAAAAAAATATGTACGCTAGCCGCTCAAAAGAATGGCATGGTACCTGGAGCTACTTGCTATATAATAGGAAGTTGTTCTAAATTTATTGTTTGGGAAAGCGAACTACAAGGAAGGCCTTGGAAATTCAGAGTAAGTTATAACGACGGGATAAAAATCGAAGACAATGAAGGAGTTGAATATACTTTCGAAGAAAACAAGCCAAAGATTAGTAAGAAAAATACACAAGTCGGCAAAAACGATGCCGATGCAACAGTTGTGTGAGTACTTTAATTGCAGAAACTTAAAATGGTTTCTTATTGATCCAGATGAAGAAATAGAAGATTATTCTTTTATTTTGCCTTACGCTGATGATATTCAAAGAGAATATTATGAATTAATGGGATCAATGGAGTATGAAAAATTCTATCAAAAGACCGATTTTATTACCTACGAAAAATTAAAACAAGAAGCTTTAATAATTCAAATTCAAATATTCAAACAAATAGATATTAATAAGTTCTTAGGAATTGATATAAAGAATTTAGAGGAACAGATAAAAATAATAAATGAATCATTTCTTTTTAATTCTAATGAACTGATGGATGCCGAGAATTTAAGAAGGTCTATTCAAACAACATTATATATTTCGGAAATATCAGAAGAAAAAAAAGAAGAGAAAACAGAATCCTGGGACGAGCTTGTTGTTTGGGTTCAACAATGGATAAATATTTTAATGCCTGATACTACGACTGTATCAAGATTTTGCGAGTATCATAAAAAAGTAATGCAAAAAATATCATGGCAAAAGACCAATTAGGAGCCGACTTAATAAGTCAGGAGCTATTAAAACGATACGAAGATCTAATTAAATTAGCTGAACAGTTTAATGTTGAGACTAAAAAAACTGTTAATGATTTATTAAAAGCACAACAGGCTTTTAATACTACATCTAATTCTCAAAAAAATTTAAGCGATAAGGAAAAGGAATTAATTCAGATAGAAAAAAATTTACAAAAGGCTGAAAGATTACAAAAGGGCGAGCTCGATGAGTTAACAAAAAGTAAAATAAAATTACAACAAACTACTAAAGAGACAAATGCTAGGTTAAAAGAGCAAATGGGCATTACTCAACAAAGTAGTGGATTCATGAGTAAATTAACCGGGGCTGTTAGAGGTGGCATAGCTCAATTTGCTTTAATTACGGGTGCTATTAGTGGGGCTGTTATTGGTTTAAAAAAATTAGCTACGGCTGTTATAAATTCCTCGGATGCTTTAAAAGATGACTGGGAAGTAGCAACTTCTCAAGCTTCAGCCGCTTTTGATATTTTTAAAACTTCAATAGCGACAATGGATTTTTCAAATTTCTTTACGAATATGAAAGATGCTATTAAACTCGCAGAAGAGTATACAAGAGGAATGCAGAAAATTGAAGATTTAACTAGGTCGCTAGGAATTCAGGAAGTAAAACAACAAGGCGAATTATCTAGGTTAAAGAAAATTTACCAGGATGCAAATTTATCAATTACAGAACAAACGGACGCACTAAATGAATATAAAAGAATAATTTTAGATTTAGGAACTAAAGAAACAAAATATACTAGTGATGCTTATGCGTTAGAATTAAGAACAGCTGCGCAAAGAACTGGTTTAGCTGAAGATGAAATTAAAATGTTTATTGAGCAAAACGATAAAATGTCTGAATTGACGAATTCAGCTCTTGAACTAAAGGATGCTCAAATAAAAGTATTCACCCCTATGGGGGCTTGGAAGTTAATAACTAAATCACTTACAGGTTCATTAAAAGAGACATCAGATGCAAATGCTGAGTTAATTAAAAGTTTAGTTGCAGCAGGGATGGCAGGTGATAAGGCCACATTATTTGCAGAAAAAATAAGGAAATTAAGTCCTGAGAAAATAAATCAACTTACTATAGCGGCTAAGGCTTATTATGCTGCTCAGAATAAATTCGATGAAAAAACTATCAGACAAGAATCAACTTTAAATAGACTTGAAAAAGAAAAATCTAAAACTAAAACAGAGAATATAGAACGTGAAAAACTTTATATTGACGATTTTTGTTTAATAAGAATAGA